TTCTCGGTACGTGGTTCGTCGGTGTTCGGGTTCATGCTGCTTTCCTCGCTTTTTGCTTGCACTTGACTGAGCAAAATTTGTTGCCCTGCCTTGCCTTTGTCTTGGTGGCCTTCTGTCCGCATTCGACGCACACGATCTCCACCTTGCTGCGCGAGGCGCCAGCGGCCTTCTTCATGGCTCGGTAGGCGTCTATGTCGGTAGTCTTGTCGTCTGCCTGATGATGCTTGCAATGGGCCTTGCGAGAAAGCAATTCAAGGTTGCTCAAATCATTATTGCGCCGGTTGCCATCCTTGTGATGGACGACGTGGCCAATGGGAATTGGCCCGTTTTCTAACTCCCAGACAAGGCGGTGTTTGTAAAAGGCCCTTCCGCCTATGCGAACAATGTCGTAGTCGGCATTTGCCATCAGATTCTCCCTTTATTTTGGCTCGGTGCGGTGTCCCAGAGACGGTCAAGCGTGAAGGTGTGGTGCATGGGCGGGACTATAACCCGCTTAGGTTCTGGTGGAGCAACATAGTCCTGCAACATGCTGGCCCCCTCGGCAAACGAGTCCGCGGCATGGGAACTCCAATCGTGTGCCGGCGTTGCCATGAACGTCCTTGTCTTCTCGTCGTACTCGTAATGATACTCCCGCAGCGCGGCCAGACCGTCTTGGCACCTGAACGCATCGAACCGGCAACTGGGCAGCACCTTGCGGACGGCGTTGATCGAATCGGCCTTCTTACGCTGGGGATTGACCCTGACCTCGTCGGCTACATCACCCTTCAGGAACTGCTCGATGACGCTATGGCGACTCTGGAACGTGCGGGCGCGGGCGTCGTGCGGTAGCAGGAAGACCTTCGGCCTCTGGTGGTTCTCCTTCAGCCGCTCGATCCACTCCTCGGCGTCCAGGCCGCTGGCCTCGTCGTAGTCGATCAGGGAGAAGCCGCCGCGCTCGATACGCCACCACCAGAACGCCGCCTTGTCCCTGTAGCCGATGTCGGAGGATACCCAGACCTCGCCCTCGGCCCACGGCTCGATCATGCCGATGCGGCCTTCCTTCTCTGCCTGCTCGATCCACCGGCCGAAGATGGCGCCGACGTTGGCCGCGGAGAAGTCGCAGAGGTACTCCTGGCGGTAGAGTTCGTCGGGCATCTCGCGGCGCTCTGCTTCCAGGGCCTCCTGGGAGATGTGGCCCGTCTCGTATGAAGTCAGGTGCGACCAGTCCCAGGACGGATCGCCCTTGGCCAGTTGCAGCATGTCCCAGAACCAGTTGTAGCCTCTGGGCGTCGAGATAAAAGAGGCCCACCCACCATTCGCTGCCAGGATGGGCCTGAAGAAAGACCACGCACGGGGATCGGTGAGCGCGGCCTCAGAGAAGACTAGGCCCACGGGGTTCGATCCCATGAGCGAGTCGTAGTAGTCGCCGCCAACGAGTTGCCACATCGATCCGCACTTCAGGCCGATCTTCATCTCTGTCTCGTTGGTGCTGGCGCGGATTTCCTTGGGGATCGCGGTATTCATGATCCGCCGGCCGTCGTTATCGATGGCGTCCCAGAGGACTTTGCGGGCCTGCTTGTGGTTCGGCAGGACGTGGTAGTAGGTGCCTACCCGTTCGTGGGCCATCTTCACCGTCTGGTGCAGCATGGACAGGTCTTTGCCGAAACGCCTGGGCCAGACATAGACGCCGCGCCGGCCCCCGTTGTCGAAGTAGCGCATCATGTCGCGCTGCCCGATCTCCCTCGGGGCGTACCCGTTCGGGAGAATGATCTGGGTCATGCCTGCTTCTGGATGACGATCTGGATCGGCGCCGCCTCGTCGCCAGATAGTTTCACGTCAGCGGGGATCAACTTGGCGTATATCTGGTAGAACTGGGTCTGGTTCTCTTGCGCCCACTTCTTCATGGCACTGGTGCCGCCCAGGCCGTTGAAGACCGCCATGATGTTCTCTTTGGCGGTTCCGGTCGCTTTGTTCAGCGTTCCCTTGGGTCTTCCCTTGGCGTTGTTGGGTGCTGCCATCTTTGAAGCCTATCCTTTTGATGTTCCTATGGTTGCCCAAAGTTTAGGCAGCGGGCGGTCTGGTGTCAATCCCGCGCCTACCGGTTCCACAGGGCAACGAGAAACATCACCAAGAACTGCACGGCGACGGCAAGGGTCAGATTGATCAGTTCCTCCACCTGTTTGCGGTCATCCGGCACGGGTTCTGGCTCACTGGGGCCTGTTGGGCGGTCGTCTCTGGCGATTGCCCACCAGACCATGATGATGCTTATCAGGACATAGACGACGGCCATCACAGCACCAACCTGTTCAGGATACACCACGCTCGGACGTACTCTGCGATGTCGGTGGTGGTTTTCAGGGTGGCCAGTGCGGCGGCGTCTCGCTCCTTCTCTTCTTTGCGCCATCCGGTGGTCGGGCATGAACTGTCGGCCCAGACCTTGGGCCTGTCCTGCCGGCCGTGGTATCTGGCGCGTCTCTTCAGGTTCTTGAGTTCCTGCTGCTCGTTGATGCCGCGGGCGGCGACTGCCTGGGCGAGGGTAGTCATAGGAACCTCTGCGGAAGTTGTGGTTGGCCGGCGATCTCTTCCCAGATGGCGCCGATGACGCAACGGGCAAGGCTAATCAGTTCGTAGGCGACCAGGAGACAGGCAGAGCCGATCAAGATCTCGATCATACCGTCACTCCGTTCTGCTCGAGGTCGTCGTTTGCGATGGCCTGATTGACGAGGTACTCGACCAAGGACAACTGGCCGGCCGGAATTTCCTCAATGGTTCTCAGGCAGACGCGGTCGATACGCCGGTCGAACTCCTCGGCGGTTTCGTCGCTGAAGGTGCGAAGGTTCAGCGCGAGGTCGGACACGGCCTGCGCCGACAGGAACTTCAGGTAGGCGGCGAGGATGTCGGCGTGGTACTTGGGACTCATGGTGATCTCCTGTGGTTTGGTTGCCCCCCGAAGGGGGCGGTGTGATTAGGCGGCGTTGGGCAGGGAGCGCCACTTCTGGGTGCCGATCCATCCGCGGCCACCGTTGTAATAAACCCGAGCGCCTTGGACATAGTCGGCGGTCAGGACGAGGCGACCGTCGAACAACTTCTTCTCGCCGCGGGCGATGCGCGGTGCGGCTTCTTTCTTGGCTTCTTCGATCAGGGCCTTGCCGTGGAACTGGTCGGCGATCGAGGTCAGGTAGGCGGCGAAGTCGCGGCCGGTCTTGGCGCGGTACTGGGCCTTGTACGCTTCGTTGCGGGCCAGATCGGACTGCTCCCAGGCGGTCAGGAACTCCCAGGCAACGAAGAACGACTCACGCTTCTGGGTTGCGGCGTTGTAGCGGGTCTTGTCCTTGCCCTTCGGGGTGACGCGGCCGGCGGCGAGGTCAGCGGCGCGTTGTTCGAGTTCGGCGCACTGCTTGTTGATGTCGATCACGATCTGGTCGGTGACGCTGCGGTCTTCCTCGATCGGTCTATGGCCTTCGCCGCCGCAGATGCCCTGGAACCAACCGTGCGAGACGGTGTAGCCATGCTTCGAGATGCCACGGGGAACGGCCTGGAGGTTGCCGCAGCAGGGGCAGTGGCCGCGGAGGGTGGTGGTCTTGGTCATGTCTGAATCTCCTGTGGTTGAACTACTGAAACCGTAGTGTGCCACAGAAAAGGCCCTTTGGTTCACTTCGGGAGAAAATATTTTTCACTTTGTTGTTTCTGGCGCGTGTTTGCTACAGGTTGTCCGGTACCCGTCCGCGGTCGGCGTTCCTTGCGTGTATGGCTCCCAGCAGTCTGGGTGATCACAAACGACGACGAGGCACTCGATATTGTTGCACCCAGGGCAACCGCGAATCGTCTCCTCCGGCATGAACGGGTGCGGCGCTCTCAGCGCATCATCCCACTGGCCTTTCCAGTCGCAGTTTCTGTTCTCGCAGCGTACCTTCATTCTCCGCGCTCCAGTTTTAGCGCCTTGACCTTGTCCCGATAGAACTGGCGCAGGTTGATCAGGTCTTCACGGGTGTAATGCTCTGCTGGGTGCGGGCCGTCCAGCCAGTCCAGGCGCTCCT